TTCTGCTTCCAACAAAGGTTTACGAACCTCACGGATTTTGTCTTTAAAAATTGTTTTTGCTGTGTCAAGATCTTCACTGATTACATCACCAGACAAAGACCAAGCACCCCGAAAATGACGATCAGATGGCACTGTTACGTCAGCAGCATTTGCCTGATTACCATCCTTGTCAACGATATAAGTAGTTGCCATTTTATTTCTCCTTAAGCAGCTTCTTTACTATTTATATTAGGATCTATCTTCCAAGCATTTCGCCACTCTCTCGTCTGAGGGAGTTGCTCTTTCTTACAGATGACCATCTTTGGCTTATTACCTTCATTCCATGTACGCCAAACGTGATTAGGAATGTCTTTCATAATCAGATATTCAATTGCCTCTTCCTCACTCATAGGAGGCATAGGTTCTGTCTCATGTAACAGATAACCACGAGTATGTTTCTTAAAATCAGCCATTGCTTCATCTTTAGCAAGTTCATGATAAACCCATACAGGCGGTAAAATGCCACCATTCATTGCACATGCCATCCAATTTGGATCAGGTACTAGTATCTTTGCAGGTTCATCGACATTATCTTCAAAGACAACACGATAGTCTGACTGATATGGTTCAAGGTTTTCCTTTGCCCAACACAGTCTGTCAAATAATTTAAATTCTTTCAATTCCATTATGCTAAGTCTCCATTATGACTAGTTTCGTTTGATGCCCAATCAACCGCAGTGCCAGTTTGACCATAACTGGCCGTCACCACTAATGAAGAAGTAGTAGGTGTTTGATGTCTCGGACCGAATGCGCTACCTCCAGCAGTATCAGCACCATTAAATGATCCTCCGGTAACACTGATGTAAGTTATATTTGCCCAATTACTCGTATAACTAATTGTATATATCTGTGTAGCAGTATCCGCAACTGATGATACATTAAGTGAATTATCAATTCCTGGTGTTGCTTGATTATATTTAAGCCAAGCCTTCGCACTACCACTCACAACATACTGAGTACCGACAGTGCCTTCTGAACTGTGTTGAATTTGATCTGCTACTATCTTACCGTATGCCATATCTTTATCCTACAAAATATCCACTAAATTGACAACCTCTATCTGACAAACTTACTGATGTATCAGCTTGAATTCTAACCCAGTGTTCTATCTCTTGTCCTTCAGTTAATTTTAATGCCATACTATGATTAAGTGTGAAGAAAATCTGACTATTAGTACCATCATCATCAATCGCATACGTTTGTGTATAAAGAATATCACTTGCACTTCGGCTTGCATGTTCACTGTTTGCTCCACCATTACCAGTATATCCAACATCTCTTAAACCAGTAATAGCATAATTACCTGCAGCAACATGTTCAACTCTTAATTTATAACTAAAATGGTAAAGTCCTGCAACTGGAGCAGTAAATTTATTATTTGCTAAATCATAATCACCACCATGATCATATATTTTTGTACCATATAAATTATAAGGAACTGTTGTACCACTAGTTGGTGTAGTAAAATTAAAGGCATTAGTCATCGAAGCCTGTGGACCGTCAAGATATACAGCAAATGCACACATATCAGGTCTTACGAGTTGACCACCTAAACTCTGTATTCTTGCTGCGGTCATGCGAGGTCTCCGTAACCTGTAACATATACAAATTGTGGATCAAAACTGCCCGCTAAGGAAGGGTGTTCGCGATATGCCATTATTTCAGATCTAGAAGTTGTAGGATCTGCTTGATTAAGCCCACCAGCATTTACATGAATTCTTCCAGAAGTTTCATTTTTTTGGCCATAATTCATTACATAATTTATATTTAAAAAATTTGTTGCATAATTAAGTTGATAATCACCTGAACCTAAATCTACAAGTGACGATATATTTAGATCATCTCTAATTGCAACAGTTCCTGTGCCATTAAAATTAATGTACATTTTTGCCGCAGCCTGCTGAGTCAACGCGACGGGACCACCCGATGATGTTTCTACTGTATTTGCGTGTAGTGTACTCATGCTATCACCAATGTTGCACTATCGTTAATTGTAATTGTTATACCACTATCTATAAAGATTGGCCCAGCAACTAATCCATTCTTTGCTGAGTCAAGTGTGTAGTTTGCAGATATTGTATGACTATGTTCTCTTACAATACCATCAATACCTACAAGAGATAGGGTACCTGCAGAATCTACACCACCGCTTGCCACAACATTGTCAAGACTAGTAGACTTCACATCGCCAGTATTGGTAATTAGATTTGCGAGTAATCGAGTTTTACTGGTCATGCAAGGTCTCCGTGAATAGTTCCCCAATTACCAGGATAATCGTAGTTATTTCTGTTTGTACCAGTGTTTAGATAAACGATTTCACCTCTCATTGATGATGTTAATTTATAATCAGCAAGTCCAGTTGCTGATGCATCTTTTAATGTCCATTGCGCGTGAGCAGTATCTGCAACACTGTTTTGATAATAACCATTCCCTGATGAAGCATAAAAGCCATTTGCAAAATTGTTTGTAAAGTTGTGAGTATGATCGCCGGTCCCATGATCAGTTTGACTGGATTGATTAAAACTGTCATTCACTGTTGTCGTAGACGTTGCTGCATTCCAATTACATATAAATTTTGCACTACCACTCGAGACAAACTGCATACCTACTGCATTATTGCCATCGGTATCTTGTAGTGTTTCTACTTTAATTATACTGGCCATTATGCGAGGTCTCCGAATGCTACAAAATCATTTACACTAAAATCATAATTTGTTCTATCGGCTGTCGCATTTACATAGTGAGATTCCATTTGCGCAACACTCGTCGTTCTTTCTGTTGCGTTATCATGCAAGGTATAACTGTGCATAGTTGTTGTGGGAGCGAGAAATTGATTTGCGGCGACTACCATATAATCGTTATTTAAAAAATTATTAGTAAAATTATGTTCAAAATCACCAGTACCGCTATCTGTTATAGATGAGTGATTTAGTGATCCGGATTGTAATATATTTGTGTCACCTAAGTATTGCGCCAATGCCTTCGCCAACCCCTGTCCCAGAGACATGGTAGCAGTAGCACCAACAGTCACTGTGATGTCATTAGCGGTGGTTCTACCTTGGAGTTCGTTGACTTTAATTACACCAGTCATGCGAGGTCTCCTACAGCTCTAGCAACATTTAGATAAACATCTTGAACAGTGGATGCTTCATCACCAACATAAAAAGCAAATTGTGATGTTGATAGTATTCCATAATTATTAGGTGTACCACCAAAGTTACCATCCATTTGCGCCCATAATCGTTGAGCTCTATCGTTTGAAGAAAAGGCGAATGGAGCATAACTTGTGTCTGCGAAATTATTTGTAAATGCCGCAGTAGATGCACCATTTGTGCTGTCAGTAACAGATGATTGATTTAGAGAACTGTTCACAGAGTATGTGGCACTTCCATCCCACCTACCATAATATCTATCGGCGACTTGACTAGTTAATGTAACTGGGCCACCTGATCTATTCTGTATAGTATCAATATTTAATTGACTCATACTACACTCCAATATCCATTTACAGTAAGTGTAACACCACTATCAACAGTAACAGGTCCAGCAGACATTGCATTATCGGCTGAATCGATGGTGTGATTCGAATTTAATGTTTGACCGTTAATTCTAAACACGCCCTTTTCAAAATCTACTAAATCAAGTGTAGTGGCAGAATCTACACCGCCTCCTCCACCACCTGCTCCGGTAGATCCTGTGACGTCAGCTGGTGTTCCAGTGGTAGTGAAATTACCTGCTATGAGTCTTGCTTTTGATTCTGCCATTTATACCAACTTAAAGTAATTAAATCTAAATGATGCCGCAAATGTAATAAACGTCTGACCATCCGCAGTTGATTCAAATTGAATGTCACCAAGTGATGTTGGAATACAATCCAAATATCTTACTTGCTTTGTTTGATTGTTGTGACTTGAAAGAATTGACAATGTAATATCTGCATAGGTTGGAGTGTTTGTGTCTGTGGCGATACTTCCTCTACCACTGGATCCCATATTGTTATTTATAAGACGTAGAATCCAATTGTACATTTCAGAATAACCTTCGAGGTTTTCATCTAATATAACATTTGTAGATAATTCATTAAATGTAAGTGATTCACCGGGGATAGGTAACCCAGCGAGTCGAGGTATTCCCAACTCAACCGGATTTAAAATCATACCAGGGTGTGTAACACTTTGGCAGAAGAATTCCAGATTAGGATAGTTTCTTCTATCAATAACTAACTTAAAACTGGTAGGTTGTAAGTAGTTAAAATTTTCTGTTAAAGTTGCCATGTACTATTTATACGTTTTTCAAGTTAAAAAAGAGGCAGCCGAAGCTGCCTCAGTTTATTATTTTTATTATTGTTTTTAGACGAGGATATCGTCAACACGGAACAAGCGATAGTACTGGTTTGTACGAGCTGTTGCCAGACCGTCACGACCAGACACGTTGCTTGTGTCTACGAATGGATTTGAGACCATGCCGTAGCGAGTCTTAAAGCCAATCTTTGGCTGGAAGCTATCTTCACCAACCGCACGTACCATTGTGAGTGGAACGTATGGGCAATAGAAGAGACCAGCGTCGTATGGGTTAGTTCCCTTATAGCCGATGTTGACATAATCGGTTGTTGCATATGGGTCAATGTAGACACGCATGCGGCCGTTCAGTACACCAGCAAAGGTGTTGCCTGTGTCATCAACATTCAAGTTAGTTGACATTGCAGGTGTGTAATCCAACATGCCTGATGCAGACAGAACAGATGCTACGTCTGACGAACAGATCATGAAGTTACCTTTACCGCGACGTGTTTCTTTCGCGATAATGTTTGCTTCACGCTCGAGCTGGATGATAAGGCCTTTGATCTTTTCAACTGACCAACGACCATCAGCGTCTGTGTTCAAGCTAAACACACCGTTGACGTTAGTGTTAGAAGTAGAAGCACCAATCTTAGCTTGGCCGTTAACAGTACGGATAACTTCACGGTTGATTTCAGCCATGATCTCTGTTGAGAGAATGTTAGCCAGTTCTGTTTCAGCGTCCAATCCATGGATTGCTTTCAGGTCTTGAGCCAGTTCCAGTGAGTATTCAGCTTTCAGTGCACGGCTTTTCGCTGTGACTGTCGCCTTCTCAATGGTGAAGCCCATTTCTGCAAAGTCTTCACCAACACCGTCACCCAAAGCTTCAGCTTCGGCTGTTGTGTATGGATCACCTGCATATGGAGCACCGGCGGCTGCTACTGATGAATCAGCAACACCAGTTAGACCTGATGGACCTGCTGAACCGTTTGCGGTTGTAGCTGAATCGCCTGAGTAACCGACTGGAGCTTCGTTAAAGAGAGCTTCAGCACCAGCTGATACACCGGCTTTGGTTGTCTCATGGGTTGATTTCATTGCGAAGATCAAACCTGTTGGACCTGACATTGGCTGAACACCACAAATGTCATATGCCATCATGTTTGGCATAGAGCGGCGTACTAGTGAAATAAGGATTGGGTTCCAGTTAGCGCCTGTTACACCTTGTGATGCACCTGTTACACCTGCATTTGAGTTAGCTGCTGTTTCTAGCAAACCTTGCTCAGTCAATGCTTTTTCTGTGTTCTCCAGAACAACTGCAGTTACCGCACGTTTGTGTGCGTCTTTGATGTTTCCTGCAGCTTCTTCGTTCAGTACTGGAGACCATTTCTCTACGAGACGATCATAAGTTTCCATTATAGGATCTCCTAATTATTTTGTTGTTTTTCTAAGGGCTTGTAAATATGTTTCCATTACCGCCGAAGTTTCTACAGATTCATCGGCTGTATCATCTTCTGATTCATCTGCGATAATAGAAGTCGCTGTTTTCTGTGAGAAATATGATTCTTTCAGCGTCAATACTTTAGCAGCAAATGACTCTGAATTTTCAAACTCTACAGATTCA